TTGTATTAGTCTACCTAAAGACATAAGACCACGAGTAGACAAGAACAGCAAGTCTGTACCAGTAGACTGTATAGAGTCTCTAGCAATACAACCTGTGCCTTCAATGGTGTCATGTAGCTGGAAGGCAGGATCGTTAGGGTTATCTGCGCCTGAATAAACAAGAATATTTTTCTTACCAAAAATCAACAGAAAGTTGTTGTGTTCTGCTAGAGCAACAATCTCATCATAACCGTTAGGCCACACAAGTGTTGTATCTAAAGAACCTGAAGCGTTGCCATGCCAATCACTACCGTTTAGTAGGTCACTCCAGTAGACAGTGTACTTGTTAGTAGGTAGATCAGCAGCCCATAAACGACCATAAGCTGCCAGTGCTTCGTTAGCTGGAGGAGGTACAAATCCACCACCGCCGTTGCCACCGCCACCGCCATTGCCATTGCCGTTGCCATTGCCAGTAGTTGTCAATAGTTCTAACTCTGTTACGTCTGTATCTTTTGTTTTAAGAGGAGGATGTCCGTCTTGAAAGAAATAAACATCATCATTAAAAGATATAATCCTCCAGTCGTCGTCAGTAATAGTGTAGCCAGCGGGTAACGTACACTCTACTAAAGTAGTAGTGCCTGTGAATATCTTTAAATTACCTACTGAGAAGACTGTTGTGACGTTTGCTCTGCTAATGTACTCAAGCATACCAGTAATGCCACGGCTAGTTCCTAAGACACTAGAGCCGTTAGTAGTCACTAGCTGATAACCCTGTCGAGCACCTACTCTACCAAACTGATCAATAACACAATTATCAGCAATAGAGGCGTATGCAGGGTCTATACCAATAGGAGAATCCTGTGTGTTAATACCGAAAAATCCTGGAGCTGCTATTGTTAAATTCTGTAATTGTTGAGCCATTATGAGTACCAGATAGTTTCTTCAGGATGTAAAGCAGCGTCCATAGCAATGGCATCTGCCAGTGAAGAGTCAGCAAGTCCAAACAACTCTGCTGCGCTTGTGCCTCCAGTTTCTCCTCTTTCTCTAGCAGCTAACGCTAACGCTAGTCTAATAACAGGGTTATAAGGTACGTCCAATCTGTCAGTGTCGTTAACAAAGTCTGAAGTCCTCAGAACTACGTTAAAGCGCAGTGTGTACTCTTTGTCAGGAATAGGGTATAAGTCAACACCGTTGATGCCGTTAAAGCTGTAGAAGGACGTAGTGCCTTTAGGAACACTCTCAAAGTCTAAGAAGGCATTGTCAAACCAACGTGAAGTCTTGTAACTTAAAAAAGAGTTCTGACTGTCGTTAGTTGCATCTAGAATCTTAATAGTGTTGTCTTCGTCTGTAAGAACATAGTTAAAGACGTTAGCTTGTGTAGCTACTGTTAGCGTGTTACGTAGTCCTGTCCAGTCCCATGCGTTCTCTACTGATCTCTTAGCGTCACTAACGTAAGCGCCTATAAGCTTAGAGTATGCGTTCTCGTTAACAGTAGCAACTTCATTCTCACGAAGTCTTACTAATACTTTATTGACTAGTTCTAGATAAGTCATCTTCTATTCCTTTGTAAGTTTGCTAACATTCCAGCATTGGGATTAGCTTGTATAAATTCAAGTAAAATGTCATTACGTGCGCTAGGTGACATCATGCCTTGTTCTGGAGCTTGTTGTGCATATTGCAAAAGTTCTTGTGTATCTTGTGGCTTCTGTAGCTTTAAGAAGTCTGCAAAAAGAGACTCAGTTTGTGACCCTCCTCTATAACCTATACCAGAACCACTGCCTCCTCCACCGCCATTGCCGTTGCCATTGCCGTTGCCATTGCCGTTGCCATTGCCGTTGCCATTGCCGTTGCCATTGCCATCATCAACACAGACACCTTCAGCGTTCTTGCTTTGTCCCGCTGGGCAGTCACCAGTCCCGTCAGTAATAGCAACACAGACACCTTCAGCGTTCTTTTCTTGCCCTACAGGACACTTACCAACTACAGGGTCTTCAGTAATAGCAACACAGACACCTTCAGCGTTCTTTTCTTGCCCTTCAGGACACTTACCAACTACAGGGTCTTCTACTTCTACTTCAGGTACTTCCGCTACTTCTTCAGGTACACAAACACCTTCAGAGTTTTTAGCAAACCCTACAGGACACTTACCAACTACAGGGTCTTCAGTAATAGCAACACAGACACCTTCAGAGTTTCTTTCTTGCCCTGTTGGACACTCTACAGGGTCTTCTACTTCTACTTCATCTATTTTAATAAGTACACAAGCTCCAGTAGCATCTCTTACGAACCCTATAGGACATTCTTTTACTTCTACTACTTCTTTACTTCTTTCGTATTCGTCCATTTCTTCAGCAGTAACAATGCCATCGTTGTTAGCGTCTAAAGTATTAAAATCAGCTTCTAACCAAAAATCACCAAAGCTATCAAAAAAAGCATCCTTGTCGTATCCAAAAGACTCTCCTTCTGCTCTGTTGTCGTCGTCAAACTTATCATCACCATCTTCGTCTTTAAAATCAGCAGCGGCTTGAGCACCTACTTCAGCAGCGGCGGCGGCATCTGCTCCACCCATAACAGCATCGTAAGCAGCTTGAGCAGCAGCAGCAGAAGCAGCAGCACTAGCGCCAGCAGCTTCAGCAGCAGAGGCAGCAGCTTGAGCAGCAGAAGCAGCAGCTTCAGCAGGGTCTTTAGTTTCTTCAGGCAGCGTAGGACGATCTATCTCAGGGTCAAACTCAAACTCGTTTATGATTGGTTCTTTGTCTAAGTCACCTGATCCTGTATCTTGAGGTACTGTAGAGCCTCCAGTAAGAAGACCTGAAGGAACTAACTCCTCGTCGTCGCCTAGTGATGAAATAGCTGCACTGCCAATGTCTTTAAGCAGGCCAGCATTGTCTTTAGCAATGTCAAGAAAATACTGTGCTGAGTTTCTATAAGTATTAATAGCTGCGTCAGCAACTGATTGAGCATCAGCAGCGGTTGAAACATTTTCAATTAACTTGCCTGAATCAAAAGCAGCGTTGACTGCTGCATCTCCTATTGCTGTTGAGCGGGAAGCAACAGTAGAGGCAGTGTCTACAGCATCTGTAGCGCCTCCAACACCTGTGGCCGACATAACTCCACTATTGGGGTCTTGTGCCATTTCCTCTAAAGACCTAGACGGGCCTGTTCCTGTTTCAGCAGGTACTTGTGCATTTTGCTGATAAAGACCAATAGCGCCTTTTGCTAAGTTTAGCCAGTCTTCTGTGTGTAAAGTATCTCCAGCTAATCCTGCTGCTGCTGCTAGGACTGCTTCTGACATACCGCCAGTCATAAGAGCAAGAGCTGTTCTTAGTTCGGGAGGAAAGGCTGCAACAATTCCTCTAGCTTTAGGCACAGCTATAGAAGAGTAAGTACCTACTGGGCCGTAAGTCTCATAAGTAACATCACTACCTTCTTTGGCTATACCTGTTAACGAACCTTCTGTTCCTGTGTTAAGGTAAACTCTTCGACCGTTAACATCTTTATACAAAGGAATATTGTTATCATTAACAAAGTCAATAATGTTGTTGTCTACAGACTCTGTGTAGTAGTCTGTAACATTCTTATCGTCTCTACGAAGTTTGTTAATATCTTTATTTTTAATATCACTGTAATCGCCAGATTCTACAGCCGCTAAACCTAAAGCTCTACCTTGTCCTTGTTGTTGTTTAACAAAGTCGCTTAAACCTGCTAAAGCAAGGTCAGCATTCTCAAAAGAACCTGCTTCTGCTAAAGTAAGTCCAGTTGGTCTAGCAGAGCCTTCAACAGCAAAACTGTCTTGCGCTAGGCTAAGAGAAGTGTCGTCAAAGACATCTGTTTCATCAAAATCACTTGCAAAAGCATCAGCCATATTATTTCTCTCTTTGAACGCCTTTAGACTTCTCTACTGTACGCATAGCGCCTAAGCCTAACATACCCATTAAGACGGTAGTTAACAAAGAGCTATCAACAGGAGGAACAGTAAACCAGATACTTAGGATTGGAGATAGGATAGTAGAGTACACAAGAGCGAAACAGCATGACCAACCGACAGCAGGTCTCCATCCAGCCACAAATAGATTCTTGTGTGCCGCTTCTACCTTGTTGACCTCTAGCTGCCCCTTAGCAAGTTCTTGAGCGTGTTCTTCCGCTAGAGTCGCTAGTTTAAAGGCTATTGCGTTCTTTTCGTCTTTGTCCTCAATGACTTTATCCAGTAGCTGTGTCACGGGAGCTATCAAACTCGCTAAAATACTCATATATTATACACTATTTTTGGTTAAAAGTCAAGACCTGTGGAATAGTTTTTTTACAGTGTCTGTTTCCCATATACGGATACCTAACCACACTATAGTAAATATAGAGGCTGTAGGCGGCAACCAAGCTGCTAAAGACAGTAAACCTGTAGAGGCAGCAGCTACGTCAATTAAATCTTTACCTGTTTCAAGAGCCATACGCTAAACCCTCTCTAATCGCAGACATTAACGGTGTCATATCTTCGTTAGTCCAGAAGTCTTTAGCTACCATAAGCTGTAGATGCTGTACGTTACGGTCTACACAATCAGCAGGTTCGTAGTGGTCAGTGTCGTCAGCAACAATAGCGTTGATGAGGTCTACACTGGATAAACACCAGAGGTACTGCTGTGCTGGGGTTGCGTCTTGATGGCTCATTAGTTATTCTCCAGTTCTGTTACACGCGCTGAAAGCTCTTGTATGGCTTTCACAAGGATAGGAATAAGATTACCTGCCGTAGCCTCTAGCTTCTCAGGGTTAGACTCATAGACTAAGTTAAGCTTGTTCTTGTCTACTCCAGCAGCCTCTAACAACTCTTGTGCAATAAAGCCTTGCTCTGTCTTACCGTCTTTAGGACTACCGTCACGAGTAGCCCACTTGAACTGACGTGGCTGTAGCGTGTTAAGGAAGTCTACACCGTAAGCTGTGTCTACAATGTCAGTCTTATCTCTAGCGTCTGACAACGAAGAGATGCTTGTTACGTTACAGCGTAGAGCAGTAATGCTACTACCGCCTA